CACCGAACGCGCCCGGATAACGTCGGGTGGGGATTTTTGCTTCAACACGACAGCAACGACTATTGCAACAATAACGCAAAACGCTCTTGTTGCTAGAATAACGAATGGCAGTCTGTTGGTACATCACGAAAACGGCAATTCAGGTAGTGATTTTGCTGGGTTTGGATATAACGGATCAACAATAGGAACTATTTCGCAATCTAGTACAACCACGGTTGCCTACAACACATCATCCGACTACCGCCTCAAAAACAATCCGCAACCTCTAACTGGTAGCGGCGCATTTATCGACGCGCTCCAGCCCAAAATTTGGAATTGGAAAACAGACGGCAGCAAAGGTGTTGGCTTCATCGCCCATGAAGTGCAGGCAGTCAGCCCCGGCAGCGTAACTGGAGTCAAGGATGCCGTAGACGAAGACGGAAAACCCATTATTCAAATGATGGAGTACGGCTCTGCCGAGTTCATTGCCAACATCGTTGCAGAACTGCAATCTCTCCGCGCTCGCGTAGCGCAACTTGAACAAGGAGCATAAACATGACCCCCGTCTGGATAATCGAGTGGATGCAAACAACTCCCACCTCTGCTAACCCGTCTGAAGCCGTTCTCCAAGTGGGCTGGCGCTGTAACGGCACCGAGGACGCCTTCTCCGGTACGGTCTACTCGACCTGCACGCTGCCTGCTGCTGATCCCGCGTCCTTCGTCCCCTACGCAGACCTTACCCAAGACCAAGTGCTTGGTTGGATCTGGGCCAATGGAGTCAATCAAGCAGCAACCGAGGCGGCAGTCGCGCAGCAGATTGAAAGCCAGAAGAACCCGCCAGTCATTCAGCCACCCCTTCCCTGGGCAGCCTGACATGCAAGAGTTCACCATTAAAGTCACGGTCGAAGAAGCCAACATCATTGCGATGGGGCTAGGCAAACTGCCGCTTGAGATGTCAGTTGCTCTGTGGCAGAAGCTGCGCGAGCAAGTGCAAGAGCAAAGTAACTTGACACCGGCCGAGACTACTGTATAAATTTACACCCGTACTGGTGCGGTTCACCAGGTACTCACACTGAGTAGACATGGAAAACACTCCTGAAGTTGTAGCGGATATCCCCGCGCCGGAACAGGCCGCAACGGCTGCGCCTGCCCCCGAAGTAGCAGCAGCAACGCCGGACGAGCAAACCACGGTCAAAACGTTCACGCAAGACGAAGTGGACGCGATGATTGGCAAACGGCTCGCAAGAGAGCGTAGAACTTGGGATCGAGAGCGCACCAAGGCACCTGAACCCGTCGCAGCGCCGGTTTCGCAAGAACAGTTTGAGTCTGTTGAAAAGTACGCCGAAGCACTGGCAACTCAGAAGGCAGAACAACTGTTGCAGCAGCGCGAGATCGAGCGTCAGCAGTCTGCGATTATTGAGTCATACCACGAGCGCGAAGAACAGGCGCGGGACAAGTACGAAGACTTTGAAGCCGTCGCGTACAACCCCAGCCTAAAAATCACGACCGTAATGGCCCAGACGATTCAGGCGTCCGACGTTGGCCCCGATGTAGCGTACTACCTTGGGCTCAACCCAAAAGAAGCGGATCGCATCTCACGTCTATCGCCGTTCTTGCAGGCTAAAGAAATTGGGAAACTTGAGGCTAAAGTCGCCTCCAGCCCTCCCACCAAAAAGCCTTCTAGTGCCCCAGCACCGATTCAGCCTGTTGTTGCGAGTTCATCTCGCGGCCCGGCGTACGACACCACCGACCCGCGCTCACTAAAGTCGATGAGCACGAGCGAATGGATCGCAGCCGAACGGCAACGCCAGATTCGGGCGTGGGAAGCAAAGAACGGTAGGTAATCTCTATCAACCAAAGGAGTTTTATAGATCATGGCTAACTCAATCCTTACGATTGACATGATCACCCGCAAGGCGCTCGAGATCCTCGAGAACAACCTGGTGATCACCCGTAATGTCAATAGAGCCTACGACGACTCGTTCGCCGTTCAAGGCGCAAAAATCGGTTCCACGCTGCGTATCCGTCTGCCGGACCGCGCGCTGGTGACCGACGGTGCTGCGCTGCAAGTGCAAGACGATCAGGAACAGTTCACCACTCTTACGGTGTCGAGCCAGAAGCACATCGGCGTGAACTTCACGACCGCTGAGCTGACCATGCAGCTCGATGACTTCGCAGAGCGTGTGCTGAAGCCTCGTATCAGCCAGCTTGCATCCAGCATCGACGCTGACGTTGCGAACTCGTTCAAGAACGTCTATCAGTCGGTCGGCACCCCCGGCACCACCCCCGGCACTTCGCTCGTTCTGCTGCAAGCGCAACAGAAGCTGAACGAAGCCGCTGCGGTGATGAACCCCCGCTACGCCACCGTTAATCCGGCGGCCAACGCGGCGCTGGTCGAAGGCATGAAGGGCCTCTTCAACCCGACCTCCACCATCAGCCGTCAGTTCAAGAACGGCATGATGGGCGAAGGCATCCTCGGGCTGGATGAAGTCAACATGTCGCAGTCGATCAAGCAGTTCACGACTGGCAGCCGGACTGGTTCGCACACTGTGACGACTACCGTGTCATCGCAAGGCGCGACCACCATCGCCATCACCGGCACTGGCACGCAAGTCATCAAGCAAGGTGACGTGTTTACCATCGCTAACGTTTATTCAATCAACCCGCAGACCCGTGAATCGACTGGCTCGCTCCAGCAGTTCGTTGCGACCGCTGACGCTACGGCGGTTGGTGGCGCGTACACGGTCAGCGTCAGCCCGGCGATCTACACTGCCAGCCAAGCCCTTGCGACCGTGGACTCGTTCCCGCAAGCCAGCGCTGTTGTGACCTTCCTTGGCAGCGCCAGCACTCAGTACCCGCAAAACCTGGTGTACCACCGTGACGCCATCTCGTTTGCGACCGCTGACCTGCTGATGCCGCAAGGCGTTGACATGGCCTCGCGTCAGGTTCACAACGGCATCTCGATGCGTATCGTACGGCAATACGACATCAACAATGATCGTCTGCCATGTCGCATCGATGTACTTTATGGCTACTCTGTCATCCGTCCTCAAATGGCCGTACGTCTCTGGGGTTGACGCATAGATAGCTTGCAGGTACGAAACTAGTTGGGTTACACTAGCCTCCCATTAACAGGAGGCTAGTGTGGACTCAAAAATCTGCTGTATCAAGGAATGCGAGAACGTCGTGTTGGCTTTAGGACTTTGCGACAAACACTGGAAGCGAAACCGTAAGTTTGGTTCGCCGATGGCGGTTGCGCAACATTCAGGACAGTTTCGAGGCCTTCCGGCTGAGACACGGTTCTTTATGCAAGTCAAAAAGACTGACTCGTGCTGGGAATGGATAGGCGCACGGGATAAAAACGGCTACGGTATGTTTAAGGGTGAAGTGGGCGGCGTGCTTTTCAAAAAAGCACATCGCTTTTCGTTGGCGTTTCACACTGGCGATCTGCTAGTAGGAACGCAAGCGCTTCACTCTTGTGACAACCCGTGCTGTGTAAATCCCGCGCATCTCCGCGCTGGCACAAATGCAGAAAACATGGCAGAGAAAATTGCCAAAGGCCGTGCTCGAGCGGCTCCTGGCATTCGCAACCGCGCAGCCATCCTTACAGATGAGCAAGCGGCAGCAATTCTCGCAGACCCACGCCCTTACGCTGCGATCGCCGCAGACTACGGTGTCACCGCGTCAACCATCGGCAGCTTGAAGCAACGGCATTCTTGGCGGCACATTGCCGGGGAAGTCGTGCATCACAAGCGCGTTGGAAAACAAGGTGAGACTTGCTATGCTGCGAAGATAACAGCGGAAGACGTGCTGGCGATTCGGGCTAGTTCCGAACCTGGGAAAGACTTAGCTCTGAAATACGGCGTATCTCGGCAGTCAATTACTGACATCCGTAAGCGCCGGTCTTGGAAACATATCTGAAAGGATTTATCATGGCTCTTCCTAATGGTGCTGGTGGCTATCAGCTTGGCGACGGTAATCTTAACGAACCCGTCCTTGGCTATCTGCCCGACCCCGCGTCTGAAGCTGGCGTAACAACCGTTACGCTAACGGCCGCTGAAGTAACCGGCGGTATTTTGGTGGCTAACCCCGGTACTACCGCCACGACCTACACGATGCCCATCGTAGTAACGTCGGGCGCTACCACCGGCGTTAATGATCTGGTGTCCAGTGCTAAAGTTGGCAGCACCTTTAACTGGGTGATCGTCAACATTGGCACCACGACCGGCGACATCACGATGGCCGCTGGCACGGGTACGGGTTGGACGATTGTCGGCTCGCTGACCATCGACAACGAAAAGTCCGCCTCGTTTGTCGCTCGTAAAACCAGCGACACGACTTGGACTCTGTACCGCGTAGCCTAAGCTCAACCGGGGCTTCGGCCCCTGTTTTAAGGAAGTTACTATGCCGAACAATAAGTCTGTCGGCGTTGCGTATTCCGACCCAGCCCTCACGGCGTTTTATCTCAACGCTCCGGTCACCAAGACCGCCAGCTTTACGCTGGGCGATGAGGAAAACTACGTGATCTGTAACGGTTCTGCTGCCAACGTCTCCGTGACGTTGCCCAGCGGTTCTGCTTACATCGGTCGGACCGTCACGCTCAAAAATCTGTCTGGCACCTACACGGTGATCTCGGCGTCCTCAAACGTCAAACCGCTCACATCAGGCACTGCAGGCACGGCCATCCTGGCCGCGACTGCGGGCAAGTTTGCGACGCTGGTTTGCGAAGACGGGACCAACTGGGTCATCATGGCGGCTGCTTAAACGGGCGGGGGCTTCGGCCCCCGGCTTCTATGCCTATCATCTATCTAAGACACCCTGTCCACGGCGATAAAGTAGCGATCGCCGAGCAAGAAGCCGAATTTGATGAACAAAACGGCTGGACACGCTATACTCTGGGCGCAGACCCTGACGGGGCCGTAGACAGCGTGCCGGACAATCAACTCGCACGCCGAGGTCGTCGTCGTAAGGAGACGGTCGATGGCAACTACAGCGGGTGA